TTTTCATAAGAATTCTTATTAAATAATGGTTTTGATATTGTTATTTGATCTGCCATTATCCATTAATTATTTTAAAACTATAATTATCATTAAATACTATTGTTGAACTATTAATTGTAGTTTTAATTAAAACAGTATAATACCTTTCAGTTTGTAATCCATTCATATTTAAATCAAAATAACTACCACTAGCATCAGCATTAAGTTGAGTAAATTGATTATCAAAATTTATAACAAATTCATTTGTATCTAAATCTTTAATAGCCCAGTATGATGCTGTAGGTAAATAATAGTTTTGAGTATAAATTGATGATGTTTGCCATAATTGAGGTGGATATTCTGGTCTAGAATTTATTCTAAATCTATTAACACTACCTGAGTAAAAATAACCTGGATTTTGGGCTAATGTTACTGTAGCTGGGAGTGTGTTAAGTATTGTTAATGTTGAAGAACCAGTGTTCCATGTATAATCTCTCCATTTAAATTCTAATTGTGGAGGGTATATTGTATTAGTGTCAACTGAAAAGAATTTAAGTTCGGGTTGAATATTAATGTTGTTTATAAATTCAGTTGCAGGGGATAATTTTATTATAAATCCATCATCTGAAATAGCTCCGGTATATTGTGCTCTTATAATATTAGAGACATTTAAATTAACATCTTTATCACTAGAATAACTAAATATTTGTGATGCTGTTATAGGATATAGATTAGAATTAAAATAATTAACATTAGATCCTGTCCACCAATTTCCTCCACCAGCTTGGGCGTAACTAGTATTAAATGACCCAGTTCTGTTAGCGGGAAAGCTTCCTGTTAACCATCTAGTAGAACCAGAATAATCTATCCATATCCAACTTGTTCCATTAGACACTTCAGGTTCATCTAAATATTTTCCAGTACCCATACCCCATTCTCCATATACTGGGAAACAATCGATTTGAGTGTTTAATGCTAATCCAGTTTCAGTAGCTATAAAACAATTTAAAGTTGCGCTCCAAGATGATGTATTCATTAATTGAGCTGAACTACTAATACCTATCTTATTTTCTATGACATCATTAATTTCATCTTGTGAAAATTGAATAAGAAATCTACTTACTTGTGGATTACTATTATTTTCAGTTGCTATTTGAGTTTGAGTAGATTCAATAATTTCATCCAATCCCGTATTCATTTGGGGAAACATTGAATACAGAGTAGCATCTTGAGTAGGGAATATTTTATATACGGCCATTATTTTTTATTATAAATATTATAGTGGTACTACTTTACCTTGTATATCTTGGTTTAAGTATTTAACTTCGAATATAGATGGGTCAAGTGAAGGGTATATTACGTTTGCTGATGTGGCTCCTTTAATATCGTAAGCATAAGGACTATATCCTAAATTTTCACCAACTAAATTTGTTATTTCAATATTTTTAACAGTTTGAACACCTTGTATTTTATCTAACAAAATATATATTTCTCTCAATATTATAGGTTGATTTATTTGCCAATTATCTATAGCGAAATATACTTTTAAAGCATCAATACATTTAATTAATACTTCATTATTATTGTAATTAGGTAGTATTATTATTTCAAAATTTACACCTATATTAATTATAAATCCATCTTTAATATTAACAGCATCACCAATCATTCTATATTGAGATAAATAAGTTGTTAAATTTTGTTTTAAAGCATCTGAACATGTACGTAGTGTATTGTCAATATTATAACTTAAGGTATATAGATCTAATACTGAATTAGATTCTCCAGCTGATATTAAAGCGTCTCGTTTAGTTGGTTCGATATATGCTTTAGATATAACACCATATTTAGCGGGCATAGATAATGCTCTTACTAAGTAATCATCTTGGGTTACGTTACGTAATTGTGATGCAAAATTCGCCATAGAATTTTGTCTAATTTCTTCAATTGTATCTCCATCACCTCCTCCATCAGCCGCTAATGGATTAGTAACAGCTAATGAATTAAATACAGTTGTAGCTGTTGTAGGATCTAAAACAGAATTTAAAAATGTAGGAGTTGAATTTAATGTATTTAAAACGTTAGCGTTAACATTTGATGCAACACCACCACCTGTTAAATATCTTACACTTAACGTTGTATTAGATGGTGCAATACCATATGTTTTTGTAAATAAGAAATTTGATGGAGAATAAGCAGTTGTAAGTTTTGTTTTTTCAAAAGGTAAACCTATACCAACATTATTTGGATTTGGAGTTATTTCTTCGTCAGAATCATTTACTGTACCTGCACCAAACTGGAATTGTAGTGTTGTTGAGTTTAAGAAACGTGTTACAAATCGGCGTTGTTGTTTTTCTAATTTAAGAAGATAAGGTGCGTTACCTTGATTAACATAAAAATTAGGGTCATTAGGGTTAGTATTTTTAATAGAGGCATAAACCATCTCTTGACCTAAATGATCTACTTCATACCATTGATTACCATTACTATCAAATACATCTAATACACCTATAATTTTATTATCATTTAAATCAATAGTCGCGAATTTTTGTGGATTACCAAAACTAAATGTTGTTGTACTAATGGTAGATGATATAGATTTTCTTGTTTTTTTAAGTAAGAAATAAGTTGGATTACCTCCAGCTACAGAATATACAGTTACTTCTGTTGGGTCTTGAGATGATGATACAGTAAAATCTACTGGATCTTCGATCAGGAATGTTGCTGTTACATTAGTTAATGTAGATGACACTGTGGAATTAGCTGGGACTACTAAAGCGTAATCATAATCAGGTATATATGTGCTTCCTGATAATTTTGATGGGAGTTGTTGGTAAAAATCAATTTCTGTTACTGCTACTTGTGTAACATTTGGTTTATATCCAAACATATAAGCTAATTCAAATAAATTATTTGTTTGACGAGCATATTGTAAGAAATTTTCTTGAAATTGATTGTCAAGATAAAAAGATAAAACATCACCAACATAAGATGCCATCTCCATAAACATCATACCAGGTGATGCTGGGCTGAAGTCATTATATGTTGTTGGAAAATACGTCTGAGCATAGTTTATTAAACTGGCTCTTATTTCAGTAAAATCCTTATTTATGTATTTTATATCTTTTTTAGTATTATTATTTGTAGCCATTATTGGAAGGTTATTTGTACTTGGTCTGAAATTCCTGTATCTATGATATTATATGTTAAAACTATTGTAGCTTCATTATTATCAGCATCTGATTCTATATCTAGAGATGCTACAAGAACATTAGGAAAATATAAAGCTATTTTTGATTGTATATCTTGTTTAAGTCCACTTAAATTATCATTAGAAATTTGTTCAAAAATAAATGCTCTTAAATTAGCTCCAAATGTTGGATTTAAATATATTTCATTAGTATTAGTTAAAAAATAATTAAGTAAATTATTTCTAATAGCATCTTTAGTAGTATATGTAGAAAAAAATACCGCAGGAGCGTTAAATGGAATACTTACCCCAACAGCCGTTCCAGGCTGTGTATCAATAGGGAATATTTTTTTAGGTCCGAATGCCATTATCTATTCATTAAACCCATTATCTGATCTAATCCTAATTCACCTTCAGGTAATTTCCCATTTACAGGATCAACGGGTCCAGCTGATCTAAATGGTATATTTTCAGTTGATGCTATCCCTCCGTTTTGCATATCTTCAAGTATGTTGCCAAACATTGCTCTACGTTCAGATGGAGTTAGTTGTTTAGATGGTTGGGTATTGGATTGTGTATTAAAAGGTTGCACACTTTCTGTAACTACATTTTTTGGAGCTTTAACAGCTTCAAGTAAGATATCACGTAATTCTTCTTGAATTACTTCTTTTACTGATTCTTTAATGATTTTTTTAAATTTGGTAATATCCATATGTTATAAATATTGGGTTTAATAAGCTTTTAAATTATCTCTATCAATTATTAACTTAAGTTCATTAATTAATATTTCATCTTGCGTTGTGAATGATAGTTCAGTTTGTATTAATTTAATACCACTTTGATTTTTTCCCACAGCTCTTCTACGATTTACTGTTGGAGTGTATGGTACTTCTTCAATTTCTATTAAGAATCCAGCATATATAACTTGATTGATTGTATCATCTGCTTGGGTTTGTTGAACAGCTATAGATACTAAATCATCTGATATTGGTGTTAAATCATTTGCTAAATCAGGAGTACATTGTTTTAATTTAATATCTAAAGCTGATAATATTCCTACTATCTGTTGTATATATAGGTTCACTAATGATATTGCAACTGATGCAGATGCTATTGAACTGGCAATTTTAGGTAAACGTGGTGTGCCATCTTTTTCAAATAATGATTTATTTATTATAGTTTCTAAATCACTTAATGTCGAAGTAATAACACCAGGAACACCAGGAGGGCTAGGTATAGCTTTAACAGCCAATGATGTTGCTGTTTTTGTAGTTTTTAAAGTATCTATAACTGTTTGACTTATACTAAGAAATGTATTTAATCCAGTTGTTGCTAATGTAAGTGTATTTAATTGTTTACCAACAATATTTAAAGATGTTACTAAATTATTTCGAGTAGTAATAAGTATTTTAATAGTAGGATTATTTGAATTTGGACAACCATTAGCAAATACTGTTTTTAATACTGGAGGTATTTGATTAGGCAATTCATTAAATGTAAATGATCCTAAATTTGTTAATTGAGATCGTAAATTATCTTCAATAGCTTGTGT